CGAGGCTGTCAACCTGTTTGACATACAACATTTTGTAGGGACCCAGCGGGCCGAAAACTGAAGAAGGATGCTCAAACTCTTGAGCCACTGAAGTCTGACGAAGATTGAAGCTCTGAAGATGAAATGTCCTAAATGCCAGTCCAACAATAGGGAAGATGCTGGATTCTGCATGGAGTGCGGAGCGAAGTTTGAGACTCCGTGTCCCAGCTGTGGCAGGATAATGCCAACCAGAGCTAAGTTTTGCGACAAATGCGGTCAAAATCTAACCCTTCCCTCGGAGCCACCTCCCGCGGACCTCTCCTTCGACGAGAAGATAGCCAAGATCCAGCGTTACCTACCTGAGGGCCTCACCGAGAAAATCCTATCCCAGAGAGACAGAATCGAGGGTGAGCGGAAGCAGGTAACCGTGATGTTCTGCGACATGGAGGGGTTCACCGCTCTCACTGAAAGGCTCGGCCCCGAAGAAGCCTACTCTGTTATGGATCAGGTCTACGAGATCCTCATTCACAAGGTCCATGACTACGAAGGCACGGTTAATGAGATGACCGGGGATGGGATTGTAGCTCTCTTCGGTGCGCCAATCGCACTTGAAGACGCCCCTCAACGAGCCATCCGATCTGCGATGGCGATTCACAGGGAAATAACGAGCTTGAGCGACAGGATATGCAAGGAGAAAGCAGGAATACCTTCTCTTAAGATGCGGGTCGGCATACATAGTGGTCCCGTAGTCGTCGGCACATTGGGGAATGACTTGAGGGTAGAGTTCAAGGCGGTGGGAGACACGGTGAATTTGGCCTCTAGGATGGAGGGATTGGCAAAACCCGGAACGACCTATGTAACAGAGGATACATTCAAGCTTACCGAAGGGCTATTTCGCTTTGAAGCCCTTGGAGAAAAGAAGGTCAAAGGCAAAGATGAACCTGTCAACGTCTATCAGGTAATCGCTCCAAGTACCCGTAGAACTCGATTTGATGTCAGTGCAGAACGAGGGCTTACTCCATTCATAGGGCGTGAGCGGGAGTTAGAACTTCTGCTGGATGGTTATGAACGGGCAAAGTCAGGCCGAGGTCAGGCATTCTCTATCGTAGCGGAAGCCGGGGTTGGGAAATCCAGGCTTCTGTATGAGTTCCGAAAAGCGGTGAGCAGTGAGGATGCCACCTTTCTGGAGGGCAGGTGCCTCTCATACGGCAGGGGCATGGCCTACCACCCTGTCATAGATGTCTTGAAGGCGAGCTTTGATATTCAGGAGGACGATAGCGATCTCCAAATCATCGAAAAGGTCAAGAGCGGATTGGAGGGCATGGGAGCCGATCAGGTTTCCACGCTTCCTTATCTGCTGGAGTTGTTGTCGGTTGAAGACTCGGGGATCGACAAGAGCTCAATAAGTCTTGAGTCGAGGCGAGATCGAGTCCTGGAGGCTGTGAAGCGAGTCTCCCTTCACGGATCGGAACTTCGCCCTTTGATAATGGCTTTCGAGGATCTGCACTGGATCGATAGAAATTCAGAGCAGGCACTCAAGTCACTACTGGATAGTATTCCTGGTGCAAGGATTCTATTGATATTCACATACAGGCCACAGTTTCTTCACACCTGGGCCGGCAAATCTTATCACAGTCAACTCAACCTAATTCGCCTCTCAAATCGCGAGAGCCTTTCAATGATGACCCATCTCTTAGGCACCCCACACATTGATACGGATCTTGGAGAGTTAATACTGGACAAGACAGAAGGCGTCCCGTTTTTCATTGAGGAGTTTGTGAAGTCTCTTAAAGATCTCAAGATCATTGAATTAACGCATCAGAAATGCTCCTTGGCAAGAGATGCCAAGGAAGTCAGCATCCCGTCTACAATCCAGGACGTGATCATGGCGAGGGTTGACTCCCTGCCGGAGAAGGTGAAGGAGGTGTTGCAGACAGGTGCAGTGATTGACAGGGAGTTCCGGTGGGAACTTATAAGGCGGGTAACAGATCTTTCCGAAAACGAGTTGCTGTCCCGACTGTCTTTCCTAAAAGACTCAGAACTCCTCTATGAAGGAGGCATATATCCCCAGACCACGTATGCCTTCAAACATGCCCTGACACAGGAGGTAGTCTATGATTCGATTTTGACCAAGAAAAGGAAGAAGCTTCATGCAGACATCGGCAGGGCCATTGAGGAGTTATACAAAGAGAGTATTTCTGAGCACTACGCGGTGCTATACGAGCACTTCATTGCAGGCGAAGACTATGAAAATGGGGCCAAGTATTCAAGGTTGACAACAAAGAAGTTTGAGAAGACCGGTTCTATGAATGGGGCAATCGCCTTTGGTGAGAAAGCAGTCGCGTGTCTCGAAAGACTGCCTCAGACAAACGATGTCTTGAGGAAGCTTATCGATGCCAGAACAGCTCTTGGGCTGCATCATACGCAACTGAATTATCATATAGAAGCAAAGCAAGCTGTGGAGCCAATAGTGGATAGGGCTGTGGAGCTCGGCTACAAAAAGAGACTCTCCCAAATATACACCATCCTGGGAGCATATACGTGCTTTGCCAAGGAGGACTGTGATCAGGCAGTCAAGTACGGAGAAAAGGCATTGCGTATCTCTCAAGAACTTAACGATTTGAATTCACAGGTGTTTGCGAACTTTTGGGTGGGGATACCATTGGCTTATAATTGCGAATTTGCCCAGGCTCTCAGCAACATGAAACAAGCTCTTGCCATTTATCGAAAGGCAAATGGCCTCTGGGGGTCATCAATAACGAGAAGCCTGATGTCTGTGTATGTGTATTCCTACCAGGGTGCGGCCCGTTTGAGCTATGAAACCAGCAAGGAGGCCATTCAAATAGCGGAAGAGAGCGGGGATACTCATTCAAAGTCATTTGCCTATGGGAGTTACGGAATTTCTTGTTGTTGCCTCGGCTTTCTAGAGGAGGGAGTTAGCAATCTTCTGAAGAGCATCAAATTCGCCGAGAGCATCGAGTGGGCTATGTTTAATGCCGAGGCAAATAGTCACGCGGGTGAAGCATATTATTGTATGGAAGAATATGAGAAATCTGTGCATCATCACTACAAAGCTGCTCAACTCTTGGAAGAGAACGGACTCCTTCCTTCGCTCATGAGGTTGAACAGAATGGGTGTTGCAAGGGCTAAGGTAACCAAAGGCGAGAGGGATATTGACATAGAGGCTCTCCATGCCTGTATTCACGACAGCCAGGGAGGGGCAAAGATCTATGAAGGCTGGATGAGAAGGCTTCTCGGAGAGATTCTGTACAATACAGGTGACCAACGCATATCCGAAGCGGAGAACTTGATTGGCGCGGCCATCGAAGCGGACAAAAGAAATGAAATGCTTTTTCACTTGGGCCAGGATTACGGCTGTTATGCAGAACTGTTCAAACGTAAAGGAGATCGAACAAAAGCCAAGGAAAACCTGTCTAAAGCAATCGATATCTACACAGAATGTGGCGCAGATGGGTGGGTGGAGAAGGTCGAGAAGGAGCTAGTCTCAATTTCATGATTTGGGGAAGGCTTGAATGAAGTGCTCCCAATGTCAGTTTGAGAATTCAGAAGATGCGAAGTTCTGTAATGAATGTGGCAGCAAATTGGAGATTGTATGCTCAGAATGCGGAAAGGCGAACAACCCTGGCAGCAAGTTCTGTAACGAATGTGGCCGAAGACTGGTTACTCCCCCCGAGCCAGCCCCCAAAGACCTCTCCTTCGACGAGAAAATAGCGAAGATCCAGCGCTACCTTCCAGAAGGTCTGACCGAGAAGATCCTGTCCCAGAGAGAGAGGATCGAGGGCGAGAGGAAGCAAGTCACAGTGATGTTCTGCGACATGGAGGGGTTCACGGCTCTCACTGAACGGCTCGGCCCAGAAGAAGCCTACTCCATCATGGATCAGGTCTACGAAATCCTGATCCATAAGGTCCATGACTACGAGGGAACGGTTAACGAGATGACCGGGGATGGAATTCTGGCACTGTTCGGAGCACCCATCGCGTTGGAGGACGCACCCCAACGGGCCATCCGATCAGCCATGGCGATTCACAGGGAGATGACCAGATTCAGCGAGAGAATGACCAAAGAGAAATCAGGGACTCCAACTCTTAAGATGAGGATCGGTGTTCATTCCGGGCCTGTCGTTGTTGGCACTCTGGGGAATGACCTCAGAGTCGAGTTCAAGGCGGTTGGGGATACGGTGAACTTGGCATGTAGGATGGAGCAATTGGCAAAACCCGGAACTGCGTATGTGACAGAAGAAACGTTTAAGTTGACTGAGGGCCTGTTCCGGTTTGAGGCTCTTGGCGCACAAGAGATCAAGGGTAAGGAGGAGCCCGTCAATGTCTACCAGGTAATCGCTCCCAGTACGAGGAGGACACGATTCGATGTAAGCGCGGAACGAGGCCTAACCCCATTTGTGGGGAGAGAGCGCGAAATAGAGATTCTATTGGATGGTTTTGCAGAAGTGAAGGTGGGTCGGGGACAAGCCTTCTCGATCGTGGCTGAAGCAGGGGTAGGAAAATCCAGACTTTTGTATGAATTTCGGAAGGCTGTGGCGAACGAGGACGTAACTTTCTTGGAGGGAAAATCCTTATCTTACAGTAGGGGGGTTGTCTATCACCCTGTCATAGATATCTTAAAGTCAAACTTCGATATTCGGGAGGATGAGGGAGCCCCCCAGATCATAGAAAAGGTTAGACAGGGGCTCACAATCCTGGGGGCGGATGAGGCCAGTACATTGCCGTATCTCCTGGAACTCTTATCGGTCGAGGAAGACGAGGCTGAGAAGACACCTATTAGCCCAGAGACAAGGAAAGAGCGGATTATTGAGTCATTGAAGACAATTGTCCTAGGCGGCGCGGAGATTCGTCCCCTGATCATGGCTTTTGAGGATCTCCATTGGGTGGACAAGAGTTCAGAGGATGTGCTGAAGTTTCTCTTGGAAATTATTCCCTTCTGGGCACAAAGGACCTCCAGAAGGAGCTTGCGGAGTTGATCTTGCAGAAGACGGAAGGGATACCTTTTTTTATCGAGGAGTTCGTAAGATCCCTGAGAGAACAAAAGATCATTGAGAGAACGGATGACTGGTATCATTTGGCGAAAAATGTCGAGGAGGTGACGATTCCTTCAACGGTCCAGGACGTTATCATGGCCAGAGTTGACTCGCTGCCGGAGGGCGCGAAAGAAGCGCTTCAGACTGGGTCGGTAATTGACAGGGATTTCGGCTATGAGTTGATCAACCGAGTTTCCGGTCTCCCAGAACAAGAACTCATGGCCCGTTTGTCAGTGCTAAAAGACTCAGAGCTCATTTACGAGAGAGGAATCCACCCACAGACGACCTATGTCTTCAAACATGCCCTCATGCAGGAGGTGGCTTACAACAGCCTGCTTGTAAAAAGGCGAAAGGAGATTCATGAGAAGATCGGAGAATCCATAGAATTGCTCTATTCGGAAAGGCTTGAGGAATACTATGAGCTTCTGGCGTATCACTTTATTCGCAGTGACAACAAGGTCAAGGCGGTCGATTATTTCTACTTTGCGAATCAGAAGGCGGCCAGGATCTATGCGATGGAAGATACAAAGTCCTATTTTGATGAGGCGATGAAGCTACTGGACAGTCTGCCTGATACGCAGAAAAACCGGGAGCGGCGATTGTCACTGTTGGTGAACCAGGATCAGGTCTACTATCTGCTTCTCAGGATGCCAGAGTATCATGAGTTTCTGATGCGATACGAACCTCTCCTTGACGACTTGAGCAGTCCGAAATTGGTGGCAGCGTACTACACACGGTTGGGTTACTGTGAGCAGCAAGTGGGCTTCTTGGACAGAGCGATTCAGTCCTCTACAAAGGCCGCAGAGCTCTCCGAGTCCGCAGGGAACGTAGAAGATGCCGCATATGCGTATCATGTTTTGGCATGGAGCCATATGTTGAGATCAGAGTTCGACAGAGCCTTTGATTACAAGGAAAAGGTTTTTCGCACATTGGACAAGAAGCTGAATTTTGTCGTGTTGGTGCGCACGCTGACTGCAGCTTCAGCGGGCTGCACTTTTCTTGGCCGGTGGGATTCGGCTGTGAAGCACGCTGAAGAGGCGCTCCTACTTGCTAAGCGGTCTTCAGACAAGAGCCTCATTACCCAAGCGACGTACATTCTGGCCATGGTGTACTCTTTTATGGGTGAATCCAAGCTTGCGATCGAACACGCAGAGCTATCCGTCAAAATTGCACCATCGGCTGGCATAAAGCAGTGGTCACGAATGTTCTCGGGGGGCGCCTCGTGCCGGTTTGGAGAACCCAAAAAAGGCATCGAGACTCTTGTATCAATCCTCCCAGCTCTTCGAATGGGACGGTTCTTTTCGGGAGAGGTTACCGCTATGTATTACCTCGCTGAGGGCTATCTCATCGCTGGCGATCTAGCCAAGGCGACCGAGACTGCTGAGGATCTTCTGCAACGAGCTGAGCCGAGTGGCGCAAGGTTTCACAGCGGCTGTGCACAGCGTGTCCTTGCCGAGGTCGCCCTAAAGACCGAGCCGTCTCAGGCGACCCCTCTCTTTGAGAAAGCCATTTCCATCTTCCGAGAAATCAGAGCCGAGAACGAACTCGCCCTCGCCTACTCAGGCATGGGCCGATTCCACAAACAGCAAGGCAACACAGAGCACGCCCGAAAGTACCTGACCGATGCCCTGGAGATATTCGAGCGGCTCGGCACCTTGCTGGAGCCGGATAAGGTGAGGAAGGAGTTGGCGGATTTACCGAAATGAGGAGAGCTAAGCAGGTCCGTCAACTTCGTTGACGTACTGTATGTTGGGGTGGCCATTGGCCATCGAAAACTGTAAAAGGATGCTAACAGGGTTTAGGGAATGAACCTTAGCTTGGATTGAAGCTCTGAAGATGAAATGTCCTAAATGCCAACATGACAATCCTGACGATGCCGTGTTCTGCAATAAGTGTGGCAGCAAATTAGAAGTAGTCTGCTCGGCATGCGGGAAGACCAACCCGCCGGGTAGTAGCTTCTGTAACAAGTGCGGCCAGCGCATGACGGAGGCCTCACAGGCTCACTCTAGAGACCTCTCCTTCGATGAGAAGATAGCTAAGATCCAGCGGTATCTTCCTGAAGGCCTCACAGAGAAGATCCTATCTCAAAGGGACAGAATCGAGGGTGAGCGTAAGCAAGTCACGGTCATGTTCTGTGACTTGGAAGGTTTCACTGCCCTTACGGAACGACTCGGCCCAGAAGAGGCCTACTCCATCATGGATCAAGTCTATGAAATCCTCATTCACAAGGTCCATGACTATGAGGGTACGGTAAACGAGATGACCGGAGATGGGATTGTAGCTCTCTTCGGTGCGCCCATTGCCCTGGAAGACGCACCCCAACGGGCCATCCGATCAGCGGTAGCGATTCACAGGGAGATGACAAAACTCAGCGACACGGTGACGAGAGAAATGGTAGGAATACCAGCACTCAAGATGCGGGTTGGCATTCATTCCGGCCCTGTCGTTGTGGGGACTCTTGGAAACGATCTGAGAGTCGAGTTCAAGGCGGTTGGAGATACAGTGAATCTGGCCTCTAGGATGGAGGCGTTGGCACAGCCTGGAACGACATATGTGACTAAAGACACGTTTAAGCTTACCGAAGGAGTATTCCGCTTTGAGGCTCTTGGCAAAAAAGAGGTTAAGGGCAAGGAAGAACCTGTAAAGGTCTACCAAGTAATCGCTCCCAGTACCCGTAGAACTCGATTCGATGTGAGTGCTGAGCGAGGGCTTACTCCATTCGTAGGGCGTGAGCGGGAACTGGAACTATTGCTGGATGGCTTTGAGAGGGCAAAGACAGGTCGAGGCCAGGCGTTCTCTATCGTTGCTGAAGCTGGAATAGGAAAGTCCAGGCTGTTGTATGAATTTAGAAAGGGCCTGGTGAACGAGGATGTCACCTTCCTAGAAGGGAAATGCCTTTCTTACAGCAAGGGAGTGGCATATCATCCGGTTATAGACATACTGAAAGGGAATTTTGATATTCAGGAAGGTGATGGAGACTCAGAGATTAAGAGAAAGGTTAGAGAGGGATTGAAGATATTGGGAGCGGATGAGGCTTCTACTCTTCCATACCTCTTAGAGCTCTTATCAGTGGGAGAGAGCGGAATCGACGAGATCTCCATGAGTCCCGAGGGCAGGAGAGATCGGATCATTGAAGCATTGAAGCGTATCACTCTCTTGGGCTCACAGATTCGGCCCGTGATCATGGCGATTGAGGATCTCTACTGGGTGGATAAGAGTTCAGAGGACGTCTTCAAGAACCTCCTAGACAGCATACCGGCAGCAAGAATCCTGTTGATATTCACCTATCGGCCACAGTTTCTACACACCTGGGGGGCGAAGTCCTTTCACAGTCAGGTGACTCTGAATCGGCTTTCCAATCGTGAGAGCCTAGCGATGGTCACGCACCTTTTGGGCACAGAAAACATCGAAGATGATCTTCAGGAGATGATACTGGAGAAGACAGAGGGAATCCCTTTCTTCATCGAGGAATTTGTAAGATCTCTCAAAGACCTGAAGATCATTGAAAAAGAGGACGACACATATCATCTCGCGAGGGACATCCAGAAGGTCACGATCCCTTCCAAGATTCAGGACGTGATCATGGCCAGGGTGGATTCTCTTCCTGTCGCTGCCAAAGAATTGCTTCAGACCGCATCGGTCATCGAGAGGGAATTCAGCTATCCCTTGATACAGCGGGTGACAGGCCTCCCTGAGCAGGAACTACTTAAACATCTTTCCACTTTGAAAGATTCAGAGATTCTCTTCGAGAGGGGAATCTATCCAGAGACCGACTACATTTTCAAGCATGCCGTAACAAGGGAAGTGGTCTATGACTCGATTTTGACTAGCAGAAGGAAGCAGCTCCATGAAGAGATCGCCAAGTCCATTGAGCACTTGTATGCAAAGAATATTGATACACATTATGGAGTGCTTTCGGAACACTTCACTGCGGGTGAGAATTATGAGGCTGGAGCAGAATACTCAAGACGAACGGCAAGGAAGTTTGAAAAGGCCGCTTCACTGGATGACGCAATTGCCTACGCTAAGAAGAGAATAGCCTGTCTCGAAAGACTACCTCGCACAGATGAGGTTCTCAGAAAGCTCATCGATGCAAGGACTGTGCTTGGGCTATACTACGGCCAGACCAACAATCATGTTGAAGCAAAGGGGTCTGTTGAGTCGATAGTCCAGCTGGCTCAGAAGCTTCATTATAGAAAGAGAGTGGCTCAAATTTACACAATACTCGGAAACTATAGTTCTCAGGTTGAAGAGGATTTCCCTGAGGCATTCATACAGCTAGAAGAGGCTGTGAAGATCTGCGAGGAAGAAAACGATTTGCTGTCCTCGGTTCTTGCGAATCTGTGGCTGGCAATCACGTTGTCTCATGACTGCCAATTTGAAAAGGCAGAGTACTATTTCAGAAGAGCTCTTGATATAAATCAAGCCGGGAATGCTCTGTGGGGCATATCCGTAATGCAAAGTAACATCAGTTTCTTTGTCCACAGTCTCCAGGGAAGGTTTACTCTGGGCTACCCTCTTACCAATGAGGCTATCCGAATAGCCGAAGAAAGTGGTGATGCATATTCAAAAGCAGTAGCTTATACCATTCATGGTGTTTTTTGTTCTGCCAAAGGTTCAGTTGATGAAGCTATAGAATATATCTTGAGGGGTGTGGATTTCTATAAACGGATCAATGTTGTCTCATACCATGCCACTGCACAGTTCTCTCTGGGAGAGATCTTCTTCGAAACTGGGGAATACCAGAAATCCATAGATCACTATTCAAGTGCGGTTGGGCTTATGGAACAAAACAGAGTCAATCCCTCCGCTGCAAATTTTGGTAGAATCGGCATAGAGAGATCGAAAGTCAAGAGTCAAGGGAAAGATGCAAATCTGGAATTATTGTATGGTTACGTGTACGAGAGCAAAGCCAAATTTGTTTCAGTTCGCATGAAACGATATGTTGGCGAAATCCTCTTGAATATAGACAATGAACACTTGTCTGAGGCAAAGGGTTGGATTGAAGAGGCCATCGAAGCCAGTAAGACAAATGGCATGATGGCTGATTTGGGGCAAGCCTATACCATTTATGCAGAACTCTTCAAGCGTAAAGGAGACCGAACAAGAGCCAAGGAGAATCTGACCAAAGCAATAGATATCTACAAAGAATGTGGCGCAGATGGATGGGAGGAAAAAGCTAGGAGGAAGTTGGCTGAGTTGGCTGCATGAGCGGTGACACCTTGGCGCCGTCAAGAATCCCTATACACAACATGTAGACGGCGTACTTGGGTGGCCAAAGCTCAAAATAACACTGAAAAGAAACCGTCAATCACTCCCTAATTTCAGTTCATATTTCCGATTGAGTGAAGCGACCAGGCAAGGCTGGTCCGAACGGAAAGGAGGTGGCGATACCAACTGAAATTCGGTAAGTCGTCCAGTGGGTGCGAACCCCACCCGACCAAAGCTGAGCCCGGCAGGTCGGTAGTAAGGCCTTGCGCCGCTGCGGGTAACCGCCACGGCGATGCGTAGGTCTACGAACGTGTGAGCCGCGGGGATACGGCCACGAAACGAAATGACAATCCCAGGTGCCCAGGAAGCACTCAATTTTGAAGGCAGTAGTGCCATGGCCGAAAGAGGGGGGCGAGGAGATGGCACACCTGGCGGGGTGATTGACCGCGGCGCGTACGAAGAGGACGGCCCAGGAACCTGGGAGATCCTGACCACTCCTCGAAGGAGACCGGTGGTACGGAGAGCCGGTGACCAATCTCCGACGGGTGCGCGGAGGCGGATGCCCGCGTAACCCGGCAAAGAAGAGACATCCGCTGAAGAGGTAGGTCGAAGGCAAGGGGAACCGGAGCCGAGACCGAAGGTGGTCAGGAAGTCGGAGGGCTGCATAGGAGCAAAGAGGCCGGGTAACGGTTGGCACCCGGAGCCGGCGGAGCAAAGGCGGCCCGTGCTGGTACGAACCTTTTGGAGGGAACCATGAAAGAGGCAAGGACCTCGGGGAACATGTCACCGGGACTCCGAAGGGTAGCGGAGAGAGCGCTAAGGAATCCGCATGAGCGGCAGTTCGCGCTTGCCTATCTCATCGATGTGGAAGCACTCAGGCGAGCCTACCACCGGCTGCGGAAGGGTGCAGCGGTGGGGGTGGACGGAGTGAGCAAGGAGGAATACGGCGGGAACCTGGATGAAAATCTCCAGGACTTGCACGTACGGCTGAAGGCGAGGAAGTACCGCCATCAACCGATCCTCCGAGTCCACATCCCAAAGGACAAGAACCGGACGCGTCCGATCGGGATCAGTGCAACAGAGGACAAGATCGTGCAGGGAGCCCTGCAGGAGATACTGGAAGCGATCTATGAGCAGGACTTTCTGGACTGTTCACACGGTTTCCGTCCGAGACGTAAGGCCCATGATGCGCTGAAGGTCTTGAACCAAGTGGTGAGAAGGGGAGAGGCGAACGTGATCCTGGAGGCAGACGTAGCGTCCTTCTTCGACAGCATCGATCGCCCGATGCTCAAGGAGATGCTCCAGGAGCGGATTGCCGACAAGTCGCTCTTACGGCTTATCGGAAAGTGTTTGCACGTAGGGGTGCTGGACGGAGAGGTGTTTTCCAAGCCAGAAGAGGGCACAGTGCAAGGATCGGTACTATCGCCAATCCTGGGAAACATCTACCTGCACAATGTGTTGGACAAGTGGTTCGAGCAGGAGGCGAAGCCGCAGCTGCGAGGGAAAGCGACCCTGATTCGATATGCCGATGACTTCGTGATCTGTTTCGAACACAGGGAAGACGCTGAGCGGGTGATGGCCGTACTGGGAAAGCGACTTGGCCGATTCAATCTGAGTCTTCAACCGGACAAGACCCGCCTGGTAGACTTCCGGCAGCCGCCGAGGAGTCAAACAAGTGGGAAAGGGACGGGGACCTTCGATTTTCTGGGGTTCACGGTGTATTGGCGCCGGAACAACCGGGGAGGAGGCTGGCATATATCGTGGAAGACCCGGAAGGCACGCCTGAGGCGGGCAATCAATGACGCCTACGATCTGTGTCGTCGCCAAAGACACCGATCGGTACCCGAGCAGCACGCAGCGCTCAAGAGACGCATCCAGGGACACTTCAACTATTTTGGCATCAACGATAACCACCGAAGTCTGTCGACCCTCGTCTGTTATGTCAGACGAGCCTGGTACAAGTGGCTGAACCGCCGGGGCCAACGATCGCGTCTCAACTGGGAGCGGTTTGATGATCTCCATCGAGACTTCCCGCTACCCACCCCCAGACTTTGCGTGAATCTGTGGGCGTCTCC